AGAACAAGTAAACGAATTAATCAATAAGCTAAACAATGAAAGCAAAGGAAAAAGCATGGCAACTGTACTCGAACTATTTTGATATAGTCGAAGGCGGTGAGCAGTTAGGGCAACTTGCACTGGTGCATCTCAAAGCAGTTAACGCTGCGCTCTATTGTGTCGATGAGGCAATAAGCAACGCACCTGATGAGATTATGCAAGACTTTGAAGGCACGGGTGAATACTACAGCGTGAAAGCTTACTACATGCACGTTAAGAACGAACTACTAAAATTGACAAAGTATGAAGCGAAAAGAAATGATGAGCCTAACCAATGACGAGCTGCGGCTGCTTCGCCACAAGTACCTGGGCATGGTTGGTAAAACACCAGCGGAAAAGGATTACATCAATAGAACATTAATAAGAATCAGACAAGAACTTTTTATCCGACAAGCACAATGACACAAGAGAAAAAAGAAACCGCCATTCGCAGACTGCACTTAACTCTAAAGCGCAGGTTCAAAGGTCAAGCCATCAAAATGACATGGGCAGAGATGGAAGGGCTATTGAACGCAGTGCAAACAATTGAAATGAACCACATCCACAACTCATATAATGATGGGTACAGGGATGGTGAAACTGGACAACCTAACCGAACAGAGATTGTACATGGACAAGATTAGGCGTGTGCTAACCCTCATGGTTCAGATGCAGCAACGTGATATGCCAGTGCATGTGATCGCAAAAGAACTACAAGTAACCGAACGTACCGCATACAGGTACTTGCGATTGTTCAAAGACATCGGAATCAAAGTAGACCAAAACATTTATGGTGCATACACCATCCAACCAACAACAATTAAAAAAAGAAAAGCCAAACGAAATGAAAGCAACACTAACATTTGAATTACACAAAGACCAGCACGCATTTGATTTTCCATCGTTATTTTCATGTGGTAAACCATTTGCGTTTTCCCATTTGTGCCTCATGCATCTAAAGTATTAAGGTATTCACGCCACATTGGTACACGCTCCTGAAGCTTTGCGATTGCTGCCTCATCAAACTCAACAACCTTTTCGTGGATGCGCTCCTGCACTGGTATGTCGTACACCCATTCGGTGCGGTGACTTTCCAAATCTGCATCCGGGTAATCGCGCATGAACTGCTCCATGTCGTATATCATGTTGCGCTCAATGCTCTGCGCCTTCTTGATAAAGGTAGGGTCACCCTGTGGATCAATAAGATTGAGCCTGCGTGCCAATCGATACTTCTCATCGTTAATCATTTCAATCGGTGCGTTCACAAGCACGAAGCAGAAGGTTGCAGTAGGTGCGCCCGTTAGCCACATGTACGCTTGACCTTGCCAGTAGTAGTCTTTGCTAATGTCATTCTGTTTAGCATCCATGAACGTGTGAATGTCCCAACTGCTTTTGATGTCGGGTACGTTTAGACACTGGTCATTGTCATCAATGATAAGCAAGTCAGGTGTACCTACTACGAATTGATTGCGGAACTTCTGCTCGTTCTTAAATACGATTTGTTTGCGCTCTCTACGCCACATGTCTATGGCATCATTCTCAACAGCCAAACCTTTCTCGATGTACTTGTTGCTGAATTCTTTGTAGCGTTTGTACTTCTGCTGCACATACACTTCGAGCAATGCGCTCTTTGTTGTTTCGCTAAGACCTGTTTTGGTTCTTGCATCAGTCATCAACTTACCAAGTTGTGACGCTCTGAATAATACGTTTTCCATTTGTTATTGATATTGATGGTCAAATATACAGTTATTCGGAAATTCCGAACGACTGCTTCTTAAAATTAATTTCATCACCTACCTCAGCTAATACTTCAGGGCTGCATGCCTTAAAGATTTTTGCAAGCTGGTTGATGTCGGTTGAAGCTGCGATAAGTTCACGCACATATGCTACATCCTGTTCATGCCCACGGCCGAGCGCACCCTTCAACTTGAATGGCTTGTATGTATCCTTGTTCTTGCGGTTAAGGTCACGGCCAAACACTTTGCCTAATGACAGTGCTGCGTTTTTAAGGCACTCTGCTTTGAGTTTACCAAATGCTAAGTCCATTGCATTAGCTTTTTTGTTATCGGGGTTTAATGCCCATCTATTGCGATCGCTGCCGAACACGTTATCAGGTACTTTGTCAACCATGATAATTACCGATGCTGCCCCGGTACGCTTCAGTTCATAGCCGCTAATGGGGTGTATTACCACTAACTCAAGTGATGCCTGCACTTCGTTAGCAAGTACCGCCCATTTAAAGTTCTCAGTTCTCCAGTGTCCGAAGAATAACTCATCGAGTGTTGTTTCAACGTGGCTAATGACTAAGGTTTGCGCCTTCTTATCAGGCGTAGATTCAACACCAAGTGGGTCGGGTTCTGCGTTAAGCATCTGCTGAAACTTCTGCAATGCTTCCAAATTGTCTTTGTGAAAACTGTTCATGTTGTTATTGATTTAGGATTAATACTTAGCTAAACACTCGTTGAGTTCTTGGCAGTAGTTGAGTACTGCGAAAATTACCACTGCCCACACGATGTACTTGATTACTTTGCTTGTTTTCATTGTTTTAAGATGTATTGTTATTTATGGGGGCAATGATAGGGCAAATATTTACACCAATCCTGTTAAAATTTGTTAAAATCACACAGAAAACCTTGAGTATCCTAGTTGCTCAAGGATTTCTGTAGGATTCTACAGAAATCTTTCACCAACTTAGTTGCTCAAGGATTTCTGTAGGATTCTACAGAAAATGGATGTTAGGCCCACGAATAGCTGCCGTAATTTGGGAATAGTTCAAAGTACATGCGCATCATTATGGCATCTGCGTAGTCGGGTGACTTACCATGCATGCGTGCAATTTCCTCTTTGCTTATCACAGCAAGCTTGCCATCTGCTTCTGGTTGCCGCCTGCGTATCATGTCCAGTTCTTGCACGATGACATCGCGGAACTGAGACACTTTAAAAATTACTTTGTTCTGCTCAATCAATTCTGCAAGCTTGAAATAACATTCAGCTTTTTGATTGGTGAACTTATCTGCTTGCTTGGCACGTCCACCATTAAGGAAGCCCCGGCAACGGAGCGCATCGACCGCACCCCCTCCGACCCCATCTTCGTCACAGATCACATTGCTTAATTTGATAGCGTGCCTATCGCATAGCTGGCGTATGGTAGCGACAACGGTTGTAATTGGTTGCTTGCGCAGCTCGTGTATCTCCATCAATTGTAAACCATGCCATACGCAAATGACACTTCTATCTTTTCCAAGACGTGCGATGTCGGCACTTATGTACTTTTCACCTTTCGCTTCTTCTTCCCGGAAGCAACGCACCAAATCATCATACTGGTAAAGGTTGTCTACGCTTTCATCATACTCCCAGTCACCGTGCAACAGCCTTCGTCTATCTATTTCGGGCAAACGCTCCAGTGTTTCAAGGTAACTTTCAGGAAGGTGTGGGTTGTCTGTTGGTAGCGATGGAATAAATGCAAGATGCTGTGGCAAGTTGTCCATCTTATGCGGTGCGTAAAACTCATTGTAAAGCCATCCTTTGGACGGATTGCAGGTGAGTAGCATCTTGGGCGCTAAGTCAAATTCGCGTAGCTTAAAACGGATGCGAGACTGAAGTATGTCAATTGCCCTCTTTGATACCTGTGCGGCTTCATCGACATATGCATCGGTCAACTCAAGACCACCCAGTGCGTGAAATTCAGGATCACTTGGATAAGCAAACAAGTCTTTTAGGATTATCTCGCTGCCATTGCTAAACGTTATCACGTTCGTTTGATTGTTGATGGTGTAGGTGGTGGTGTAGTTGATACGTTGAAGTGTAGGGGATTCCTTAACGGGGGCAGGGCTAAACAACCAGACCGCTATGTAAATCAAAAAGCGGAATGCTATTTCAAACTCGCAGAACTTATAGAGCAAAACAAAGTTGTGTTCAAAGTTGATCGCTACCGGGATGTAATTGTACAGGAGCTGGACATGATACGCCGCCGCACACCCGAAGCCGACGGCAAGTTAGCTGTGATCAGTAAAGACGAAATAGCGCGCATGCATGGCAAGAGTCCTGACTATGCTGATGCCATCATGATGCGTGTATACTTCGAACTGTTCCCAAACTACGGCAGCTATTCGTGGGCGTGAGGTGGTTACAATCTGTAACCGATTGAAATTTTAACAATTTTTAACAGTTCTGTTTTGGTAGTGCAAGAAATTGCACCGTATATTTGTGGAACAATAACGCTAAAACACAAAGCAATGTCAGAAATTAATTTCAAAGAAATCAAAGTAACTCAGTACGGTTACAGTCACAAATCAGACATCTCAAGTTACTACATCACAGAGGCACTAATTGCAGGTAAAGTAGCCACCGAGCAGCAGCTTGACATCATCAACGAAGATAAAGACCTAGTTTGGGATTTACTTTACAAGTACTG